GCGCGCGGGGCGCTGCGGGCGGGCACGCTCCACCTCGTCGAGGCGGCGGGGGATGCCGAGGCGCCGCGGGCGACGCTGATCCGCGGCTATCAGGCCCGGGGCGAGGCGGGGCCGCGCAAGGCGGCCTCGGTCATCGACGTGTTCGACCGGATGGAGGCGGCGGCGCTGCGGGCGCGCAAGCCGCTCGGGCTGAGCGCGTTGCAGATCGCGACGGGGCGGCAGTATCGGACGCTGGTCGAACGTCAGGCGGCGGGCGCGGTGAAGCTGTCGAGCCTCGAAGGGCGGACGGGCGGCTCGGGCCGGGGGCTCGACGTGACCGACCTGCGGCTTGCCGAGGCGCGCCAGCTTGCGGCGATGCGGGGGCGGATCGGCGAGGGTGCGGCGCTGGCGGTGCGGCGGGTGCGGCCCTCGGCCCGGGGCGGCGTGGCCGCGTCGATCATCCGCGACCGGGTGCTGGTGGACATGGTCTGCCTTGAGGACATGGACCTGAGCGCGGTTCTGGAGGCGCATGGGTGGTCGGTTCGCACCGGCAGCCTCGACACGCTCAGGACGGCACTTGCAGCCTCTCTGGACCGCATGGGCACCTACCTGGGCGAGTGGGTGAAGAAAGGGGCTTGACCACTAAGTCAGTCGGCGTCATGTCTATGAGCATGATCCACACGAGCGCCCGGCGGGAACCAACCCGACCGGGCGCTTGGTTTTGGAGCGCTCCCCATGATCCGCAAACTTTGCCGGGCTCCCGGCTGCGACGAGGTCGCGGCCGAGGGTGAGGCGCATTGTGACGAGCATCTGGCCGAGGTGAAGGCGCGCGCCGCGGCGGGAAAGCAGCAGGCCAAGCACTCGGCCGTGGCGCGGGCTGGCGCGCAGTTCTATCGCACGAAGCGCTGGAAGCAGGCACGGCTGGCCTTCCTGAACGCGCATCCGCTTTGCGCCGATTGCGGTGAGGTGGGGCTTGTCGTCGAGGCGACCGAGGTTGACCACGTGGTGCCGCATCGGGGCGACCCGGCACTGATGTGGGATAGGTCGAACTGGCAGGCGCTGTGCAAGAGCTGCCACAGCCGGAAGACGGCGCGCGAGGTCTGGGGCGGGGCGGTCGATCGGCCGGGCTGGAGCATTCCCGCAGGGCTGCGGGCCTCGGCGATCCCGGTCGTTCTGGTCTGTGGCCCACCGGCGGCCGGCAAGACAACTTACGTGCAGGACCGGGCCCGGCCCGGCGATGTCGTCGTCGATCTCGACCGATCCCTTGAGGCGGTCGGCGGTCGGGCATGGGAGCGCGACGCAGCGAAGGTGAAGGCGGCGTTTCGTCTGCGCGACGAGGCGCTGCGGTCGCTGTGCTGCAAGGCCGGTGGCACGGCATGGGTGATCGTCATGGCGCCGTCGCGCGCCGAGCGCCTGGCGTGGTGCGGCGCGCTCGGGGCGCGGACCTCGGTTGTCGTCCTCGATGTCGATGCCGGGACCTGCAAGGCGCGGATCGAGGCGGATCCCGGACGGAGACATGCGCGGGACGCGATGCGCGCGGCCGTGGATCGGTGGTGGCACGCATTCGACACCTGATCCGCCCCCCCCGGGGGGGGTGGTCGGTTTTTGGGGGCTCGTGCCGGGACACCGGGGGCGGGATCCGTTCTGTTGCGCCGCTGGAATTGGCAAAAAAAGCCCACTTCGAATGGGTGATGGGAGGTTCCCGGATGCGCGGAAGCAAGCCGAGGCTCGATAACGTGATCCCGATGAAGGGGGACATGACGGCGCCGGTGCCGGACCCGATGTCGGAGATGAGCGCGGAGGGGCGGGCGGTCTGGGAGCGCGTCGTTCCGCATGTGGTGCAGAAGGGGCATTGGGATGACAGCTTCGCCGACATGTTCGCGGTCTATTGCGAGGCGGCGGCCGACTTCCTGAAGTTCACCGGCGAGATCGCGGCCTTCGGCGCCTGGTATGAGGTGCTGACCCGGAACGGGATGCAGCAGAAGAAGCGGGCAGTCTGGGGGCTCCGTCAGGATGCGGTCACCACCATGAACCAGCTGGCCGCACGCTTCGGCCTGACGCCCGTCGACGCTGCCCGGCTGAAGTCTGGCGGGCAGCTCGACCTGTTCGACGACCTGATGCGGCAGCTCGATGGAACCGATTGATCACCCGGTGTCGCGCTATGCGCTCGCGGTGGTCGAGGGCCGGGAGATCGCGGGCGAGCTGGTGACGCTCGCCTGCCGGCGCCACCTGCTCGATCTGGAGACGGGGCGTGATCGCGGGCTCCGGTTCGACTGCAAGGCGGCGAGCCGGATCATCAACTTCGCGAAGATGATCAAGCACACGACCGGGCCGAAGGCAGGCCAGCCACTGGCGCTTGAGCCGTGGCAGGCGTTCCGGCACGGCTCGGTGTTTGGCTGGAAGAAGGAGGACGGCCTGCGGCGCTTCCGCTCGACCTATCACCAGGTGGCGAAGAAGAACGGCAAGACCACCGACACGGCAGTGCCGATGCTGTTCACCCAGCTCTTCGACGGTGAGGCCGCACCGCAGGGCTATTGCACGGCGACGACGCGCGACCAGGCGCGTCTGCTGTTCGACGAGCTGCGGCGGATGATCAAGGCCGCGCCGGTGCTGGCGGAGTTCATGGACACGCGCAACAAGCATCTGATCCAGACCGGCCCGACCTCGGGGTTCGTGAAGCCGCTGAGCCGTGACGGCAACGCGGCGGACGGGATCAACCCGCATTTCGTGGCGCGTGACGAGGTGCACCGCTGGACCGACCGCGAGCTTGCCGAGGTGGTGGTGAACTCGATGATCGCGCGGTCGCAGCCGATCGACTGGGCGATCACCACGGCCGGCGCCGACATGGCGACGATCTGCGGCGAGTTGCGGGACTACTCGGCGATGGTGCTGCGCGGCGACATCGAGGATGACACCTTCTTCGCCTATGTGGCGGAGCCGCCGCAGGATTGCGACATCGACGATCCGCGGATCTGGAAGATGGCGAATCCGAACCTCGGTGTGGCGATCGGGGAAGACCGCTTCCGCGAGATGCTGAACGAGGCGCGGGCGATCGCCGGCAAGATGCCGAACTTCCGCCGCCTGCACCTGAACCTGTGGACCGAGGGGGCGCAGAGCTGGATCGAGCGCGACGTCTGGGACAAGGGGGCGGAACCATTCAATCCCGAGATGCTCTATGGCCTGCCGGCCTGGGTCGGGCTCGACCTGTCGCGGACGACGGACCTCACCTCGATCTGCGTCGCGGTGCCGAAGGACGGGCTGATCTATCTGCTGAGCTACAGCTTCCTGCCGTCGGGACCGAAGGGCTTCATCGCGCGGGCGCAGAAGGAGAAGCGCGAATACATCGCGTGGAACCAGACCGGCTGGCTCGAGGTGCACCGCGGCGGGGTGATCGACGAGGATCAGGTCATCGAGCGGCTGGAATGGATCAGGGCGAAGTTCGATCTGCAGGAGCTGGCCTATGACCGCTGGGGCATGAAGTACGTGGCGCGCGAACTCGAGAAGCGCCGCTTCACGCTGGTCGAGCACGGGCAGGGCTATGCCTCGATGTCCTCGCCGATGAAGCGCTTCGAGCAGGCGGCGGCGCAGGTGCGCCTGCGCCACAATGGCAACCCGGTGCTGGCCTGGGCCGTGGGCAACGTCCATCGCGACGAGGACGCGGCCGAGAACGTCAAGCCGAACAAGGCGAAATCGACGAACCGGATCGACCCGGCCGTGGCCGCGATCATGGCCGTCGGTCGGGCCGAGGCGGCCGAGCGCAAGCGCAAGTCGAGGGAGATCGAAACGGTATGAGCCTGATCAGACGTATCTTCGGCGGCGCGGCGGCGGGGCCGGCGATCGCGCCGCTGCCTGCCGCGCGGACCGAGCCGCCGGTGACGGCAGTTGCCTCGCTTGAGCCGTCCGGCACGGTCGAGCCCCGGGCCTGGCTTTCCGAGCTGGGCTGGTCGGCGCCGAGCCGGGTGAAGGGGCTGCCGCGGGTCTCGGCGGTGCTGGCGGAGCGCCACGCCACGGTGTCGGCATGCTGCAACGTCATCGCCGGGGACGTCTCCAAGGTGCCGCTGAAGATCTGGCGCAAGCACCCGGACGGGCGCGAGGAGCGGATCCGCGGGCATCGGCTGGCCTATCTGCTCAATGTCGAGGCCTCGCCCGGCGTTCCGGCATCGGTCCTACGCTATGCGCTCGCCTATGCCTTCGCGTTGCGGGGGAACGCTTTCGCCTTTGCGCCGCGCGAGGGGGGCGGCGAGGTCGAGCTGATCGAGACGGTGGCCGAGGAAGGGGTCGCGCGGCTGCGCAACGGCCGGAGCCGGTTCTATGACTTCGAGGACGGCGCCGGGATGCGGCGGCGGGTGTCGTCGCGCGCGATGGTGCATCTGCGGCACATGTCGAAGGACGGCTGGAGCGGGCGGTCGCCGATCGAGGTCGCGGCCGAAAGCATGGGGCTTGCACTCGCCGGGCAGGAGTCGGCGGGGCGGATCCTGACCGGCTCGACGATGCGCGCGGTGATCAAGATGGAAGACGTCTATGACGATGACGAGGCGTGGCGGCGCAATGCGCGCCGGATCCGCAACGCGATCGTCGATCCCGAGGCGAACGGCTTCCCGATCCTCGGGGCGCAGGACGCTGTCGAGGTGCTCGACCTCAAGGCCGGCGATCAGGAGCTGCTCGCCAGCCGGAAGATGGACCGCGAGCAGATCTGCGCGATCTACCGGGTGCCGCCCGCCAAGGTCGGCATTCTCGACGGCGGGCTGAAGGCCAACGTCGAGCAGGCGGCGATCGACTACCTGACCGACTGCCTGATGTATTGGGCCGGCATGGTCGAGACGCAGATGGCGCTGGCGCTGCTGACCGACGCTGAGCGCGAGGCGGGCATGGTGCTGCGGCACGATTTCGGGGCACTTCTGCGGCCGACGACGAAGGAGCGCTACGAGGCGCTGAAGTCGGCCGTCGGCGGGCCCTTCATGACGCCGAACGAGGCACGGCAGAAGGAAGGGCTCGCGCCTCAGGCTGACGGCGACCGGCTCAACCCGGCCGCCAACATGACGCGCAAGGATGGCGCGCCGGATCGCACAAGCAAGGAAGGAGGCGGCGCATGAGCGTGCCGAGGATTGCCGGTCTGATCGACGGGCAGATGATGGCGCTTTCGGACCGGCATGCGGCGGTGCTGCTGGCACAGGCGATGCCGGGCGAGGCGGTGCCGCAGGCGGCGCAGCCCGAGCGGTTCGTGATCCAGCGCGGCATTGCGGTGGTGCCGGTGCGGGGGATGCTGACGCCGAACAGCGTGCTGCTCGAATACTATCTCGGCTGGACCACCTATCTAGGGCTCGCCGAGACCCTGCGCGAACTCACCGCGAATGCCGACGTTGCGGCGATCGTGCTCGACGTCGACAGCCCCGGCGGCTTTGTCGTCGGTCTCGACGGGGCGGCGGAGGCGGTGCGCCGGGCGGCAAAGGCAAAGCCGGTGCATGCACTGGCAAGCCCGCTTGCCGCCTCGGCCGCCTATTGGCTGGCGTGCCAGGCGCGCGACCTGACGGTCACGCCGGGCGGCATCGTCGGCTCGATCGGCATCGCGCTGAGCGCGAGCGCCTCGGTGGCGCCGGGCACGAACGGGCGTCAGCAGGTCGACATGACCTCGACCAACGCCCGCGCGAAGCGGCCCGATCCGATGACCGACGAGGGCCGGGCGGAGCTGCAGCGGTGTCTCGATGCCGGGGAGGCGCAGTTTCACGCGGCGGTGGCGGCGGGGCGGAAGATCCCGCTGGCCGATCTGCCGGGGCGGCTGTCGGTGACCGACGATCCGCGCGACGGCGGGGCGGTATTCTCGCCTGAGGAAGCGGTCGCGCGCGGCCTCGCCGACCGGGTGGAGACGCGCGACGATTTCTACATCCGGGTGCAGGGCGCCTATGCGCCGCGCCCACGCGCGCAATCGCGTGCCTTCGCCGCCCGGGCCCGGGCGGCCGCTGCCCTGGCGCGCTGCGCCTGAGCTTTCCCTTCAACCTCTGCACCCAAACCCCGGCGCGTGGCGCGTTCACGGGGCACGAACAGCTGCGCGGGTGCCGCAGCACACAGGAGAACACGACATGCCGAAGAACATTGCCGATCTGCGCCGCGCCCGGAAGGCAGCCGCTGACACCATGCAGGCCGCCGCAGACCGGATCGCTGCACTCGAGGAACAGGACGGCGCGCCCGCGCCCGAGGCCATGGCGGCGGCGACCGCGGACTTCGAGGCGGCGCAGGCGAGCTTCACGACCGCACAGGCGGCAGTGCAGCGCGCCGAGGCGGTCGAGGCCGCGCAGGCGGCCGCGGCGATCGGCGATGGCGGCGCCGGTTCGATGGCAGGCGGCACGGTTCCCGCCCCGCTGTCGGGGGTGCCGGCGGCGGCGCAGGACCCGGCGCTGAAGGGCGTTGGCTTCGGCTTCGCGGTGCAGGCCCTCGCGCGCAACCGCGGTGATCGCGAACGCGCTGTGGCCGATCTCGACCGGGCCGGTCACAGCGCGATCTCGGCCGCGCTTTCGGGCGCCTCGGAGGCGGCCGGTGGCGTGACGGTGCCGCAGCCGCTTGCGACCGAGGTCATCGACCTGCTGCGGGCGCGCTCGGTGGTGCGGGCGGCGGGCACGCGCACCTTCCCGATGCCGGCCGGCGAGATGCGCCGCGCGAAGCTCCTCGCTTCGGCCACGGCGAGCTATGGCGCCGAGAACGCGGTGATCGCTGCGAGCGAGCCGAGCTTCGGGGCGCTCGACCAGAGCTTCAAGAAGCTGACGGCGCTGGTGCCGATCGGCAACTCGCTGCTGCGCCATTCCGGCGTCGGCATCGCGCAGGTGGTGCGCGACGACATGCTGTCGGTGATGGCGCTGCGCGAGGATCTGGCGTTTCTGCGGGGTCCGGGCGGGGCCACCTCGCCGAAGGGGCTGCGCTACTGGATCCCGGCGGCGCACTGGTCGGAGGGTGTCGAGGCGACCGCGGCCGCGTCGGAGCTGGCGCTGCGCCGCCTGGTCTCGCGCGTCGAGGATGCGGACGTGCCGATGGTGGCGCCGCGCTGGATCATGCGCGCGAGCGCGAAGAACTGGCTTGCCTCGCTCAAGGACGGGGTGGGGCTGGTGCTGTTCCCGTCGATCCAGGCGAACGGCACCCTCTTCGGCTATCCGATCTCGACCACCTCGCAGATCCCCGACAACCTCGGGGCCGGCGGCAACGAGACCGAGATCTACTTCGGCGATTTCAACGAGGCGATGATCGGCGACAGCATGGTGCTGACGATCGGGGTCTCGTCCGAGGCCGCCTATGTCAACGACGTCGGTGATCTCGTCTCCGCCTTCGCCAACGATCTCACGCTGATGCGCGCTATTTCCGAGCACGATTTCGCGCCGGCCCACGACGAGGCCTTCGCGGGCTTCAGCGCGGCCGGCTGGTCGATCTGATCCGGCGCGGGCGCTCCCGGACGGGGGCGCCCGCTGCAACCGATGCCACAAACGAGGATACCGAGATGAAAACCATCGTCACCTTCACGCGCCATTGGGGGCGCTACAACGCCGGCGACACCGCGGGCTTCGAGGCGAAACGCGCGGCCGAGCTGGTGCGCTCCGGCGTCGCCGTCGAAGGGGCCGGGCGGGCGAAGACGGGGAGCATCACGCTCGACATCGACGTCGCCAATCTTCCCGAGATGCAGGAAGCGATTGCCGGGATCGCGGCGCAGGCCGAGATGCTGGCGGCGCGGGAAGCCGAGCTTGCGAAGCGGGAAGCCGATCTCGTGGCCCGCGAGGTAGCGCTCGCGGAAACCGAGGCGCCGATCGAACTGGTCGATCCCGAGACCGGCGAGGTCACGGCGGCGCCCCCGCCGGCGGCCGCCCCGACCGAGAAGGGGGCACCGCCGGCGCAGGGCAAGGCCGCGAAGGGGTAATCCATGCGGATCGTGCCGGATACGGGCTGGTATCAGCCGATCAGCACCGAGGCCTTCGAGGCTGCGCTGCATCTGGACGACCCGGACGATCCGGCGGCTCTGGCCGAGCTCTTCGCGGCGGCGGTCGAGATGGTCGAGCGGGGCGCGCGGCGCAGCATCGGCCCGCGCGAGGTCGAGTTCGTGGTGCCGTTCGCGGCCTGGGGGCGCTGGTGGTTTCCGGTAGCGCCGGTGCAGGCGGTCCTCTCGGTCGAGGTGGAAGACGGGGAGGGGGAGCGGGTTGCGCTTCCCGCCTCGGCCTGGCGGCTGGTGCGGGGCCATGACGAGCCGCAGCTGCTGCGGCTGGGGCCATGGCCTGCCGCGACGCAGGCGATCGTGGTGCGGGCGCGGGTCGGCTTCGACGAGGCGGGCCGGTCGCTGACACTGCGCCGCGCCGCGATCCTGCTGGCCAAGGAATGGCTTGATGCCGGGACCTCGGCCGAGAGCGGGATCGCGGCGCCGAAGATCAGCTTCGGGGTCGAGCGTCTGATCCGGCAGGTGCGCTACTGCCGGCCGAAGGAGGTGGCGTGATGGGGGGATCGACACAGGCGCGGATCCGGTTCGAGCGCGCAACCCGCAGTCCGGACGGGGCAGGCGGGACGCGCAGGGTCTGGGCTGCGCTCGACCGGCGGCCCGAGGTCTGGGCGCGGGTGCGGGCCGGGAGCGGTGGCGAGAGCTTCGAAGGCGGCAGGGTCAACGCCACGGCGACGGTGGTCTTTCGCCTGCGCCGGCGCTCCGACCTGACGCCGCTCGACCGCATCCTCTGGCAGGGGGTGGCCTACAATATCCGCACCCTGCTGCCGGCGGCGGGCAGTTTCATGGAGATCGAGGCAGAGCGGGGGGTGCCTTCGTGAGTGTGACGATCAAGGGGCTCGATCAGGTCTCGCAGGTTCTGTCCGAGCTGCTGCCGTCGGAGGCGCGTGCCCTGACGCGCGCGACCGTTCAGCAGGTTGCGGCCGACATCGCGAAGGAGGCGACCGAGCTTGCCCCGGCGCATGACGGAACATTGAAGCGCTCGATCAAGGCGCGTCGGCGCAACCCGCGGGGGCGCAACATGTTCGAGTCCGTCGTCTACGTGATGCGGCAGGCCTTCTACTGGCGCTTTCTCGAATACGGGCAGGGGCCGGACGGGGTGGAGCATGCCTTCATGCTGCGGGCCTGGAACGACTACCGGGCGAACGCCTCGGCCCGCTATCTCGATGCGTTCCGCAAGACGCTGTCACGGCGGGTGCAGCGGGCCTTGCGGCGGGGCTGAGCGATGGCTGAGCTTGCAGTTCAGAAAGGGCTTTTCGAGGCCCTGAGCGGGATCGGTCCGCCGGTTTACGACGTCTTGCCCCAGCGGGCGGATGGCGGCGATGCGGCGGAGTATCCCTGCATCGCGGTCGGGGCGGTGGTCCTCGCCCCCTGGGACACCAAGGACAACACGGGCTTCGACTTCGTGGCCCGGGTGCACAGCTGGTCGCGCGATGCGGCGATGAGCGAGGTCAAGGGCCTTCAGCGCAAGATCTATGAGCGGCTCCACCGCAGCGTGATCGCGGTGGAGGGATATCGGCTGATCGACCTCGGGCGGCGCAGCAGCACCGTTCTGGAAGATCAGGACGGAACATTCCACGGGGTCTGCGAATACCGCGGGCTCATCGAAACCATCAGGACAGGAGACGAGACATGAGCAAGATGGCTGGTCGCAAGATCAAGCTCTATTCGGGAAGCGGTTCCAACAAGGCGCTGGTTGCCGGCGGGCGCGAGCACGGGATCACGATCAACAACGAGCCGATCGACGTGACCGACAAGGGCGACGACGGCTGGCGCGCGCTGCTCGCCGATCCCTCGGTGCGCTCCGTCGATATCAAGTTCGACGGGCTGATGGACGGCGTGGCGCTGGTCGAGCTGTCTCTCGCGGATGAGACCACGGCGCTGCTCGCGGGCTATACCGTCGAGATCGAGGGCATGGGGTCGATCAGCGGCACCTTCCACCTGTCGAGCATCGAGATCGGGTCGCCGCATGACGATGCGGCCGAGATCTCGGGCACGCTCGCGAGTTCGGGCGCGGTGACCTTCGCCGGGGCGGGTGCGTGATGGCGGAGATCCGGATCGACTGGGATGGCAAGACCTGGACCATCCCGGAGACGAAGGCGTTCCAGATCGGCGAGCGGGTGGAAGAGATCGCGCCGCTTGGCGAGATCCTGTCCTGGATGAAGGCGCCGCGCTTCTTCCGCATGGCGCGGTGCCTCGGCGAGATGCTGCGCTTCGCCGGCTGCAAGGTCAGCGACGCCGAGGTGCATCAGCAGCTGGTGTCCTCTCTCGGGGGGCCTGAGGGGACCGGGTATGCGGGGGCGGTCTTTGCCCTCGTCGACCTGCTCATGGGCGATGCGCCGCGCGCCGGCAGCGGGGATGGCGCATCGCCGGGAAAGTCCGATCCTTCGTGAAGGACGCCTACCAGATCGCGGTGCGCGAGTTCCGGCTCCAGCCGAGCGAGTTCTGGAGCATGGCGCCGCGGCATTTCTGGTGGCTGATGGAAACCCTCGGCCCGCGCAGGCGGGGTTCCGGCCTTTCCGAAGATGACAAGCGCGAGATCCTCGGCTGGCTCCGGGGCAATGACAGGGAGGGGTTCTGATGTCCGGAACCGGAGGCGATATCGTCATCACCGTCAGCGGGGACACGAACCCGCTGACGGATGCCGTCACCCGCGCCGAGCGTGTGCTCGGGCGGCTGAATTCGGCGACCGAGCAGTCCGACCGCAAGTTCCGCTCGCTCGCCGGCACGACGACCGAGATCCAGTCCCGGATCGACGGTCTGGTCGGGATGACGGACAAGCTCGCGAAGTCGGCAAAGGACTCGGCGCAGTCATTTGCCGAGTTCGACGAGGCGAAATCGCGGGTGGATCGGCTGCGGGCCTCGTTCGATCCGCTGTTCTCGGCCTCGAAGCGTTACGAGGCGGCGATGGAAGACCTCGATGCGGCGCAGGCGCGGGGGGTGATCACGCAGCGCGAATACGCCGATCTGGCGCAGCGCTCGGCGAAGGCCTACCTCGGCGCGGCAAACGATGTCAGCGGCAGCTCCTCGCGGCTCGCCTCGCAGGTGCAGAATGCGTCCTATCAGGTCGGCGACTTCTTCGTGCAGATCGAGAGCGGGACGAGTGCCACCAGGGCCTTTGCCCAGCAGTTTCCCCAGCTGATTGGCGGTTTTGGCGCTTGGGGGGCGGCGGTCGGTGCCGCGGTGGCCATCGGCGCGGCTGTTGTGCCGATGCTGATGGGCCAGGAAAAGGAGGCGAAGAAACTCTCCGAACAGATCGACGATCTAGCGTCGAGGACATCCGATTACAAGAACGCGGTGGACAAGGCCCTGCAAAGCCTACCGGACCTCTGGACACAGTTCGGCGCGGGCGCCGCCCGGGCGAAGGAGGTCTACGCTGCCCTGCTTCAGATCGAGAAGCTCGAATACCTCAAGTCGATGCAGGACACGACGACCTCGATCTCGACGACGCTTTCCGGTCTCAAGTCGCAGCTCGATGCGATCAACCGAACCACTCTGCTGCCGGACGAGATCGCGACCGAAAGGGCGGTGGCGCTGAAGGAGCAGATTGCCACTCTTGGCAAGGAGTTCGGCGTCACGACGGTCGAGGCTCAGGGCGTTGTCGATGCCATGAATGCGCTGGATGCGGCAAAGGACAAAGGTCCGGCCGCGGTCGCGGCTGCGGCCAGGGTTCTTGCCGATCGCCTGATGGCGGCGCAAGACGCGGCCGATGACATTCCCACTACCGTGATGGATGCCGCGAAGGCGGCGTATCAGCTTTCTGTCGACGCGGGCGAGATTGCGCCCTTGATGGGGGACTCCGCCGCGGCTGCCGAGGATGCCAGATCCAGAACCGATGCCTGGGCAAGCGCCATGAGCGATGTGAAGTCCGAGGTTCTGGGGATCGGGTCTGCGCTTTCATCCATTGGCGGCGGAATGATTTCCAATGCCGCCAAATACGTCGAGCTGAACGCCCGCAGGGCCGGGGCATCTGCCGCAGAAGCCGTGCGTGCGCGCAAGGAATGGGAGATCGACGCTGCCGCGAATGCCGCCAGCATCGGGGGCAGCTGGTATGACAAGTTCCTCGCCGGTGTGAAGGCTGAAGTCGAGAAGAAGGGCCTCGATATCGACGCCGAACTGGCGGCACTCAATGCGTCGGATCGGAAAGACAAGAAGGGCGGCGGGGAGGCGAAGGATCCGCTGATGCAAAAGCTGGAGAGCGTGCGTAATGCGCTGGCCAGCCAGGCGGAGCTGGAGCTGGCGGCCTATGCGGCGCAGCAGAAGACGCTCGAGGAAGCGTTGGAGAAACGCAAGCTCACCCAGATCGAATACAACGACATGACCGAGAAGGCGCAGCAGCTGCATGCCGAAAAGATGGCGCAGATCGACGCCTATCGTTACGGCGACGGGTTGCAGAAGACCGGCGCCTTCTTCGGCGACATGGCCTCGGCCATGGCAAGCGGCAACGAGAAGATGCAGAAGATCGCGCAGAAGTTCGCCGCGGTCGAGGCGCTGATCAATGCCTGGCGGGCCTATAACCAGACCCTCGCCGATCCGACCTTGCCGTTCTTCGCGAAGTTCGCGGCGGCGGCAAGCGTGCTCGCCTCGGGCCTGAATGCGGTGCAGACGATCAAGGGCTCAAGCGGGTCCGGCGGCTCGAAAGGCTCCTCGGCCGCCTCGTCCGCTGCCACCTCGGCGGCGACGGTCTCGCCGACGCAGGTTGCGAACTATCGGATCACCGGGGACGTGATCGGGCGGCAGACCGGGGCGGAGCTGGTGTCCTCGATCAATGCCGCGATCAAGGACGGGTATCAGATCAATCTGGAGTGGGCCTGATGGCGGTCATCATCGCACCGGGGCATGTCCCGGAACAGCCGCTGACGCATGCGCGCGTCCTGTGGCAGGCGCTGCCCGGCACGGTCAGAGCAACCTCGGCGGCGGGCGGCTATCCGGCCGAGCGGACGGCGGCAGTCGACACGGCGAGCTGGTGGCTGCCGACCGCGGCACCGGCGATCTGGCGTATCACCTACGACGCGGTGCAGACGGTCGATGCCGTCGGCATCGCCGCGCATGAGCTGGCCGGGGCCGAGGTGCGCATCGCGGCGCTGCTGGCCGGCGTCTGGCAGGATCTGGTGACACTGACGCCGGCCGACAATGGCGCGATCCTCGTGCTGTTGCCGCGGGTCGAGACCACCTCGATCCGGGTCTGGATCGACCGGGTTGCGCCGATCGGGGTGATCTACACCGGCCGGGTTCTTGCCATGCCGGTGCCGGAATACACCGCGCTGCCGATGCTGGACCTGTGCCGGCAGGCGACGCTGACGAGCTATGTCAGCGAGGGCGGCCAGCTGCTCGCCCGCTTCGTGCAGCGCCAGGGCCGCGCCGGCACCTGCGCCTGGAACCACCTGCCGGAAGACTGGTATCGCGCCGCCTTCGACCCGTTCGCGCGCGCGGCGCTGACTGAGCCCTTCTTCCTGGCCGCGCGGCCCGAGGGATACCCCGAGGATTGCGTCTATGGCTGGGTCGATGCGCCGATCGGGCCCACCCGCATGGGGGTGAAGAACTTCCTGTCCGTGAGCTTCGAGGTGCAGGCACATGCCCCGTCAGACTGAGGCGGCCGCCTGTTGCCGGGCGGCCTGTTCGACGGCCTCGGGGTTGATCTCGATCACCGACAGGAGCAGGCGCGCCGCCGGGTCGGGCTTGCGGCGGCCCTGTTCCCAGTTGCTGACCGTCGATGCCGGGATGCCGAAGCGTTTCTCGAACGCTGCGGCCGAGCGCGCCACCTTCTTGCGGATTGCCTTGATCCGGGCGGGCGGCATCGGATCGACGTTGCGGGTTTCCAGCGCGATCTCGCCGCGCTTCCACGCCAGGGCCTCGCGGAGGCCTTCCTCGATGCCGAGGCCAATGTCGGTGCGTTTGTCAGTCATCGGATAGCTCCTTCAACACGGCGAGAATGGCCTTTCGGTCGGCGGATGTCAGGTCGGACTTCTCGTTTTTCGCATAGGCGGTCAGCAGGATCGCCAGATCATCGCCGATCATCAGCAGGTAGATCGCCCGCCCGCCGCCACTCTTGCCCTTGTTGCGCAGCGCGAAGCGGATCTTGCGGACGCCGCGCAGGCCTTCGATCACATCCCCCGCCTCGGGCATGGCGGCGATCGCCTGGTCGATTGCGTCGGCTTCGGCCTCGGTCGCCCGGATGCGTTTGAGATCCTTCAGGTAGCGCTTGGTGCGGACGATTTTCATGGGCTGAGATATACGCCAATGGCGTATGAATTGCAATCCTGATTTGCGCCATTGGCGCAATTCTCTTCTCCTTCGTCGAGCAGGGCGGGGCGCAACCGCGTCCTTCCAGCCCCCCAGAACTTCCGAGGTGCAGGCACATGCCCCGTCAGACTGAACCTGTCCAGATCGTCGAGCTGATCCAGCCCCGCTGCGCGCGGCGGTTCGGCGATGCGATCGAGCCCTATGGCCCGCCGGCTCTGACGAAGGCCAATCTGGATGCGATCGCCGCCGGGGAACTCGATCGGGCGGCGAGCGTGCTCTTTCATGCGCAGGTCGTCTTCCCGTCACCGTGGAGCGCGGCCGATGGCGTCATCTGGGAACAGGGCGGCGCGGGCGATGGGGCCTATCTTGGCGTGACCGATGGCGCCCTGGTCTTCCGTGCGGGGAACGGGTCGACCGCGGCAGGGACGGAGAAGACGGCGATGGTGTCGGTCGACGGATCAGTCCTCGCCGGGCTGACGGTTCGGATCCGCGCCGAGATCTCGGTCGGCGCCGGCTCGGTGACGCTGTCCGTGTTCCGCCTCGACGGCCGCCGCCTCCTCGAGGCCCGGCATGTTGCCGCCGCGGGCTTCACCCTTTGGGCGGGCACCGATGGCGGCGCCATCGGCCGCAGCTCGTCGCCGAGCGGCGTTCCGGTCGGGGTGAGCCACGAGACCTTCACCGGGACCATCGGGGAGGTCCATTTCTACGCGGGCGACTTCTCCGGGGGCTGCACCGCGACGACGGCGATGGGGCCGCGGTGCTACAACACCTGGGGCACCTGCCTGGCGCGCAAGGCCTATGACGGCAGCGGCGAAATCGCCTGGCGCTTCGCGAAGCCCGGGCAGGCGCTGCCGCGGCTCTACCGGCACACGGGCGAGACGGTCGGGACCGACCCGCTGCCGCTGCTGAGCTCGGTCTCGGTGCGCTCCTCGAAGATCAACGTCGCGGCGATCCGCAACGGCGAGAAGCCGCTCGGCGTCACCGGCGGCTGCACGGTCACGCTGAGCGATGCCGCCTTCGACGATTACGTCGGCGACTGGTACGTCGCGGAGCGCCGCCGGCGCGGCGGCAGCTTCTGGGCGAAATGGACCGCGCGTAATCCCTATTTCGGAAATATGCGGCTGCGGATCCATGAGGGCTTTGCGGGCCAGCCGCTCGAGGAGATGTCGGCGCGGCTCTACCTGCTCGACAGTGTCGACGGGCCCGACAGCGATGGCCGGGTGACGCTGAGCGGCGTGGATCCGCTGCGGCTGACCGACAGCAAGCGGGCGAGCTTCCCGCGCGAGACCGAGATCACGCTCAAGGCAGACCTCGATGCGACCGGCACGGTGGTGCGGGTGGTGGCGCGCAACAGCGCGGATCTTGCGGACAGCTTCGGTAATACCGCGCGGCGCTACATCACCCTCGGTTCCGAGATCATCGGCTATGACGGCTATGCCGACGAGGGCAATGGCATCTATCTGCTGAGCGGTGTCGGGCGCGGCGAGCTTGGCACCGGGGCCGGCACGCATGACGCCGACGACGCCTGCCAGCGCGCCGGCCGCTACGCGCAGATGGACGCCTGGGCGATCGCGCATGACCTCATTGTCGGGCACACGGCGATCCCGGCAGAGTTCGTCGATGCCGCCGCCTGGGAGGCCGAGGCCGGGGTCTATCTGCAGGGCTACCGTTTCTCGCGCACGGTCTCGAAGCCGGTGGCGGTCAATGTGCTGCTCGGCGAGCTGATGCGGGATGGCACCTTCTACCTGTGGTGGGACGAGCGCGCGCAGACCATCCCGCTCAAGGCGGTGCGCCCCGAGGTGGGGACGGCGGTGCTGACCGACGCGACCGACTTCGTCGCCGGCTCGCTGAAGATGGAGCGCGTGCCGGACGAGCGGATCAGCCGGGTCTTCGTCTATTACAACCCGATCGACCCGACCGCCTCGGACGATGCGACGAACTTCCGCCACCTGCGCGGCCGGATCGACGCGGAGGCGGAGCTGGAGGATGCCGGGGCCGAGGTGCTGACGAAGACGATCTACTCGCGCTGGATCGTGGCCGACACCCATGCCGACGAGATGCTGCAGCGCCTGCTGGCGCGGTTCTCGGCGGTGCCGCGCTACCTGACGGCGACGCTGGTCGGGGATGATCACCGCATTGGCGCGGTGGTCGACGTGACCACGCGGCTCGATGTCGACAGCGAGGGCGCCGAGCGCACCCGGCGCTGGCAGATCATCTCGGCGCAGCAGGTCAGGGCGGGGGAGACCACGCAATACCGGCTGCAGGAGTTCATCTATCAGGGCAGTCGCTACGGCGGCTGGATGGCGGCTGAAGCCGCCGACTACAGCTCGGAAGTGGCGGCCGAAAGCCTCGTCGTCGGCTGGTGGTCGGATGAGGACGGCCTGATGGCCGATGGCGCCGAGGGGTATAACTGGCAATGAAAGAGGAGATGAGGGCATGACGGCCTGGACCGATATTCCGGACAGCATGATCCAGCAGGGCAAGCCGATCCGTGCCACGGACGGCCGGGCGCTGCGCGACAACCCGGCGGCGATCGCCGCGGGGGCGGACGGCGCCCCCCGGGTTCAGGGCATCGCGCTTGGCGGGGTGTATCTCGGGCGGTTTACGCAGAGCGGCAAGAACCCTGAGCCTCTGGTGGGTTTGGACAAGGTCGGGCTTCTGATGTGCGACTTTGTATGGTCTGGAGGCGCTACGCTGCAGATCGGCCTGTCCACGAACGGCGGGGCCTCCTACGGAAGCTGGATCAACCTGTTCACCATTGCAGGTGGCACGGTGAACATGGGTAAGATTCACTTCGACTTCGTCAACAACGCATGGCGATCGCTCATTCTTGGGTTCAACACTTCCACCCTCGGTAATAGCTCCACCATCGGTGGCAGTGGTTCGCTGAGCCTCGCGGGAGTGAACGCCATCCGGCTCACGAAGAACTCCGACTACGTCAATTCAGTCCACGACTGGTTCGTTCTCGGCGCGCGCGACTGACATTGTCGCGCGCACAGCCCGGCATACCGCCCGCCTCTGGCGGGCTTTTCTGTTTCTGGAGAACCGCATGCCTTGCATCGTGAGCGGCCCCGTGCGGGCCATCAACGGCGCCATCCTGCCCGGCACCACCGTCGTCGTGGAGCGCCGCGGCGTCTACGGGCAGGACGGCGCCATGGTCCTTCCGGCGCGTCAGGGGGCAATCGTCGGCGCGGACGGCACCCTCTCGGTCGAGCTCTATCCCGGGCCCTACATCGGTCTGGTGCGGCTCGGGCGGGAGCTGTGGGAGTTCCGCCTCAGCGTCCCCGAGGCCGCGAGCGCGGCGCTCGCCGACTGCCTCGATCAGATGCCGGTGCTGACGCCGCTGCTGGTCGTGCAGACCCGGGAGGCCGCCGCGGCGGCGGCCGGGGCCGCACAGCTGGCAAAGGCGGATGCGGCGGCAACGGCGCAGGATCGGGAGGCCGTGGAGGCTGCCGCCGCCGGCGCCGCGACC